GCGGTCGGGATCGAGTCCGCGCGACTTGATGAAGTCGAACGCCAGCCGGTAGATGTTGTCCGGCTTCGTTATGCCAGTCATCATCATGATCTCGCTCACCACCACACCGAGCACGTCCTGCAAGCCAGCCTGCATCGCGGCCTTGCTCGTATTCAAGACATTCGCACTGAAGGTGAAATCGTAGCGGCCTGACACGTCGCCCTTGGCGATCGTCAGGTACGGATCTTCGCCGGCCGGCCGCTGGCCGACGATGCGGACCTTCTTCGTCTCCGGCAGGAACGCCTTGTTCAACTCGTGGATCTGCGCCCACACCTCGGTCAAGCCGATGAAGAAGCGGCGCAGGATGCGCTCCGGCCGCTCGTCGGCTTGAGACTGCAACATCGCCACCGTGGACGAGTTGCGAAGCGCGCTGGCCTTTCCCCGCGGCACCCGCCCGAAGCTCTGCTCGCCGATCATCGTGACTTTCTCGCCCTGCTGCTCCAGCAACGACAGCATGTTGAAGCCGTAGGCGAGCCCGGTGGCCGGCACGGACGGGAAGTTGACATCGTTCTTGGGGTCGGACAGCGGATAGCCCTCGCCGGGGTAGAGCCGGATGATCTCCTCGCGCATCGAGGAGGTCGGCCGGTAGAAGAACCACGGGGTCAGGGTGATCGCCCCGAGGTTCACCATCTGATCCGTGATCTCCTTGCGGATGTCGTGCAGGCCCTCGGCGATCTCCAGCAGCGAGATGCCGGTGCGGGAGCCGCGCACGGGAATGAAACAGCCCTCGCCAAACGGCCGGCGCGGAATCGGCCCAGGATATTCTTCGGCCAGGCGGCGCACTCGCAGCAGCTTCTTGTGCTCCTTGATGACCCAATAGATCACGTCCTCGGTGGTCCCGTCCTCGCCCACCGCCAGGATGTCGAACACCATGTAGCGGGTGACGCGCCGATGCGCCTCGGGCGGCTGGCTGGCGGCCGGCTCCGGCACCTCGCCTTGGATCGCCTGGCGCTGGCCCTTCTCCGGCGCGGCCTCGGTCGCCTTGTCGCCCTTCAGCATCTCCTCGACATCCTTGGCCGACAGCTCGTCGTAGCGGCCGCTCTTCTGCAACCGCACCACCTCGTCGAGAGTGGGCTGGTCCCACAGCAGCACATGGGGAGCGCCGCCTGGGTTGCTCGGGCCTGGAATCTGCAAATTGGCGACGCCGGCCGGGTGCAACACCTCACTTCGCTCCTTGACGATGATCTTGGGGCCGTTGAAGCGCGTCACCTCGCGGGTGACGACCATCTCCACGACGCCATCCGGCTCCGTATAGAACGCCACCGCCAGCGGCGCCGGCTCCCCTTGCACGGCCACCGTGAAATCCCACGCCTCCTCCAGTCGATCCCCGCGGAACTCGATCTGCGCCTCGGCGCCGAATTGCTGCTGGAGCAGCATGACGAAGTAGAGGCCGGGCACCTCGGACTCGGGGATGGGCTGCGCCCGCATCGCCTCAGAGACTTTCCGCTTCTCGTCCACCCACGGGATGAAGTGGGTGAAATGGCCGTCGTTGACGAACGCCTCCACCGTATCGGCCAGCCACACCTCTCCGTTCTCCACGAACGCCTGATAGTCAAGCACCTGATCCACCGTGTCCTGCTTCTCGACATCCTTCTCGTGGACGGCCTTGGAGGTGATCGCCGGCCGCGTGGAGACGACCGCGTTGTAGAGGGTGTCCTGCATCCGCAGGGAAACTGTCATCATATCCGCCACGGCCGCGTCGCTGGCCCCGTCCCACGGCCGCGTGACGCCAGCCGACCGCCACTGGCGGAACTTGGCGTAGCGCTGCTGGCTCAGGAACAACTCGTTGGTGCGGTCCTGCTCGTCGTCGGTGGCGAACTTGAGCGCCCGCTCGACCAACTGCTCGGGAGTGAAACTCAGCCGCCGCTTGCGGGTTCTGCGAATTGCCATATCCTACCTCAACTGCGCCACCAGCGGCGAATCGACATCCTTCCAGCGGTGCTCGTAGAGCCTCGCCAGGATGAAGTTGCCGTCGTCCAACTGCCGATTGACATAGGGGCTCAACATGCGCGGCGCCGTCGCCACGAGCCCCTGGATGTGGTTGTCCCACATCGCGTCGAAGTCCTCGCCCCCCGCCACGCAATCGTCGCACATGGTCAGGTCCATGAACGACCCATCGGCCAGCACATAGGTGGCGCGCCAGCCGGTGCGCAGCGACACGGGGGCGTCGGCCGGAAACAGCCTCATCCGACAGGCTGAGCAGCACCCTGGCTCTTTCCTAGCGGGGGTCATCGACGCTGGCGCTGGCGAACCTTGTATCGCCCTTGGCCGGCTTGTCCGGCCGCTCGAACTCCACGGGCGCAGCCACCTCCTCGCCAGGCCCGCCCTCGTCCGGCAGCAGCCCATCGGGGAACTTCGCGTGAAAACGGTCGCGGGCCTCGCCGCGCAACTTCACGAACAAGGCCCGCGCCACGTTCGCCCCCCGTTGGAGGTCCGCAAGGTACTCATCCACGGCGGCGGCGCTGGCCGGGCCATAGGCCCGCTGCCGACCCCAACCGACGAATACGGCGTCTTCCTTCGGAACGACGGTCTTGCGGTCGCCGTCGTCGATCAGCACCACGCCCATCTCACCGCACCTTCAAAACCCGGCCGCCGCCCAACAGCGCCTTGTAGCGGGGCTCGGTATTGAGCAAATACCTGATTAGACCGGGAAAATCATCGTCCTTGGTCTTTGGCGCCTGCTTCTGGTCGTGCTGCTCCGGGTGCTTGTAATCGTCCCACACGAACCGCTTGATCTGCTTGATGCAAGTGGCGCACCGGCTGTGGACGTGGAACCGCGGCGACCGCCGATCCCTGTCCACCTTCAGATAATCGTTGAACCGCGTCCGGCCCACGTCGCTCACGTCGCTGTCGTCGAACCGCAGCCCCACGGCCCGGAACTCGTCGGACCATTCCACGTCCCGCTGCGCGCCGGACGGCGAGTGGAGCATATTCCTGTCGCCAACTCGCTTGGTGATGTGAAACCCGAACTCCCGCTCGACGCGGGCGACCGTCGCCGCCACCTCCTCCGCGCCGCCGGGCTCGACCATCTCGGCCGCCGCCCAGCAATCGTCCCACTGATCCACCTGCACCCACAGACCCATATGCGGTTTCCTGGGATGCGGGTCAAGTAGGAAAATGGTCGGCAGGCCAGGAATTATAGCAAAATCAGACACATGGCAGAACCCCACCAGCGCATCGGCCCGCCCTTGGCAGCGCTCGCACCCGGCGTTGGAGAACTTGACCTGGTTGCACTCGACGCACCACGAGGAAGGCTGGTCCGTGAACAACGGATGGACGCGGCTGGAGAAGCGGATGGGCTGGCCGCGCAGGCGCACGGCCCTGATCTCGTCCGACCATTGGGCCGCCTGCTTGGCGACCGCCTCCTGCCGCAGGTTGGGATTATCCTCCGTGTAGAACTCGAACCAGTCGATGTCGGCCGACTTGTCCTTGCCCGGCCGCCCTGGCTCGTAGACCAGATCGTAAATCCAGTCCACCGGGATGCTGGGGTCGTCCGGCCACGTCATCGCCAGCATCATGCGCCCGCCGACGCGCATGGTCCGCGCCTGGTTCTCGCGCCAGATGGCGTAGGTGGGCGGCTCGTCGTGGGCGGCGATGTGGAAGTCGCCGGAGGCAAAGTCGCTGGGGTCCTGGTCATGGGAACAGAACTGTATCTGGCTCTCGCCGAGGATGCGGCTGTGGTCGTCGGGGTCGTAGCAGACCATCGTCAGCAGCCGCAACTTGTCCTGCCAACTCTTGACCCACACGCCGTCGCGCAGGCACCGCCGCGGTATCCAGCCCCAATGGCCGCGGTCCCCGCCGGGCTCATCGACCCCGGACCACTGCCACCACTGGAGCTTGGGCAGGATTATCGGATAAAGGGTGGTGGTCAGCGACTCGACCACGATGCGCACCTTGAGCGGGCCGCGGAACTTGGCCCGCATGGCCGCGAAGGTGGTGTTGTCAAACTGCTCGGAGAACATGCCGGTACACAGCATGACGATCTCCGCCAGCATCACCTCAGTCTTCGATGATCCGTTGCCGCCGCCAATCCCTATGGTCTGCGCCTGGCTGCGGTGCGCCTTGCACGCCTGCGGGCTGACCGGCCGGTAGTAGAGAATCTGGTTCTCGCGGCGGTCCTCGCGCTGCGTCTCGATGACTTTCGAGACGACCAGCCGCAACTGCTCGTCGGTGGTGTGGCGGAGGGTGTCCTTGGTGTTCTCGAACAGCTCCGCGAGGGACGGCACGCCGGCCATCAGTCGGGCTCCCGTTGACAAAGCGACATAATTTCCATTTCAAGCCGCGTAATTTCGTGCAGTATGGATTCCTCGCT